ATTGACGGCAATACATGCGGTTGATGCTGTGGCATTTTTGCTCTAGCGTTCTTTCCAGCATGTGTTGTAACTGCTGCTAAGCGTTATATGCAAGGTGCATATCTCGTTGAACAGCGAACCAACTGCCTGACGGCAGCCTCGGAAACGGGGAATCGAAAGCCCATCTTATGGCCTCCGCAAATCTCTCTCTTGCAGTCGCTGGTGCTACCCGCGTAACGTTTCAGCTTGTATCGACCTCGCTTAATAAAACAGCGTGGATCGTTTCAGGCCGTAAACTCGCTACTCCTTATCAGATTTCTATAGAAAGAAAACTGGTATCGGGTAAGGGTAATGACCAGGTTATTTTGCGTGTTCTCCGAATAGAGAATAACGCAACTACGGGTCTTCCTGCTACTGCACTAGTAACTCTTTCAGCCTCTATCCCTAAGGATCAGTCGATCCTTACGACAGATGTCTGTAAACAGTTACTTGTTGTTGTCGGCTCGTTCATCAACGATTTCGCTGATGGATCTGCTACAACAAGTGCAGCGACATCCTTCCTTGAAGGCCGAGATGTATAATCTCAGCTAAGGGAGGTTGTCATGGTTGACTCACTGCAGACAAAAGTACAGGTCTTAGTTAACGCACTATCTGAAATGATAATGTGTATTTACTACTTCTTCTACTATTTGTCCCATTGAGAGAAGGCTGTAAGAGCGCTGGGAGGAACGATGAATAATCGGGACGACGTCTGTGAAGACGTGCCGGCGATTATGGCTTTCTACAAGAGTCTGATCGAGGATTTGATATCTCTCTATCACGACTACCAAACTCAATCTATAATGGATCTAAAGTACATTTCCCAGCGCTGTTGCGCTGAGGGTACTAGATTTGCCGCACAGTCTCTCCCATTACTGGGTAAAGCTGTCGAGGCATCTCTTATCACAGGTGAACCTCTTAAGGTCCCCTGTGGTTTTAGTCTCCAGAAAGATTGTCTCTTGCCGAAGTTCTTATCATATTTCTTTGATAAGATCTTCTGTAAGGATGGCAAGCCTTTATGTGCTGTGTCAGCGTTTACAGAGAATCCTGAGTATGCCGGACTAATAAAAGTCATACGGCAAATTCTCTCATCTTTCTCGAAATACGAAGACGCAGGATGTATGGCTACTGACGACGAAACCCGTAAGGGTTTCCTTGCCAGAATGCGCGTTGAACCGCGTATAGCTGTCAGCTCGCCTATCCTATTACATGCTCGGAGATTAATCTCCGACATTGTGATGGATGGTGATGAGCTTGCTGCCCCGCTCGCACAATGGGATTTTTATCCCTTCGGGCGACACGGGCCAGGTGCGGTAGCGGGAAAGGAGAGAGGATCGTCAAAATGGAACTTCTCTTTGGTAGATGGGAGTGATCCGCTTTTATATAAGTGGACACTTAATTCTCATCATCCAAAAGGTTCCTGTAGTGCTACCTCTAGATATTGCGCTGTACCGAAAGATTTTCGGTCTAAGCGCATTATCTGTATTGAGCCTAAGGAACTCCAGTTTGCCCAGCAGGGCTTAATGGATGTTCTTTATGACTTAATTCAGCACCACTCTTTGACGATGAGAAGTATTTCCTTTGATAGTCAGGATGGTAATTATTGGTTGTCGAAGGACTACCATAACTACTCAACTATTGACTTGAAAGATGCTTCAGACACTGTTTCTTTGAAACTATGTCGGTTGCTCTTTCCAAAGAAATTCTTCTCGCTTGTCACGCGTTACAGATCTAGGATGATCGATGTCGATGGTGAACTCGTACGACCCTCTTGCTTTGCAAGTATGGGCTCCGCACTCTGTTTTCCAATCGAAACGTTGGTCTTTTGGGCACTCTCTAGTGCTACATTAGATCATTATCAGATTCCTGGATTAGTTCGCGTTTTTGGTGATGATATCATTGTCCCGAAACCGGGTAATGACGTCGTCATCAAGACACTCTCTGACGCAGGCTTCTTCATTAATTCAGCTAAATCCTGTTCTGCAACTCCCGTAAGGGAGAGCTGCGGTTCATGGTTTTTCGCTGGTTATGATTGTCGTATTACAAAAATACGCAGCCTGCGGATCAAATCCGCTCGGGCATGGAGCCGTCTTGTTAGGCAAGCCTCGGAACTTTCCGATTGGTTTCCCAACTTGGCGCTTCATATCTTCGATAGATGTGATTCTTATCATTGCGTTCACTACGGCTTTGACGGTATACCCAAAATGGGTCGTACCGCTAAAAGTCGTTGGTGCAATGACTTGCAAACGCATCTTGTCGAGGTACCTATTCCTTTCGTGGGTAGTAGGTGCACAGGCCTTACAGACGACACCGCGCTTTATGCGTGGATCGTCGGTAATCCTACA